TTCATCCACCTGGGTCTTGCGCACTCTGAGACAATCTGAAGGGAGTTGATAGACGTAGTCATACTCAGACAGAGGATCTGTTGTCCCGCTGACCTGTGCAAGTGTGGCACGTTTCATGGCAAAATTCCAGTAGTGTGCCGCCATCACCTTCTTAAGAATCTTATAATATTTTTTGTTAAAGAGCCTTGCCGCTTTTCTATTCTGGGTAAGGGACGTTATGGCGTTATCAATACCTAGTTCCACCAACGCAGAGTTGCATATTTCTACTTCACTTAAAACGCCCATACATTCCTCCAATAAAAAAGGCCGGACTGCGGAACATCCGGCCTCTTATCCTTCCTACTAGCGCACTCCTATCAGGGAAGATATTCGTACTTGCTGGTAGTTGTGACTTTATTAAGGCAGCAAATAGAAGACGTAGTACTCAAGTTTCCTTTCAGTAACATCGGTGGTTGTAGTGGCCTCAGTACATGTCACAAATGTTTGAGCGCCGCCCTTACCGACTTTACTCAAGTTCTTGCCGAACTTGCTATTAGTCAAGGAAGCTCTTTGATATACTGCCTGTCCCCCGGCATCCGCATTGTATATTAGGTTGTCCTGGTCCTCGGCTACAGTATCGCCATCGATATCTGTATAGGCGCGCAGACCTAGGTCAAAAATACCGCCACCACCAGTAGATCCACTTACCATCAGAATAGCGTCAACGATGAGTGCCCCTTCTGGAATTTCTGGACCGTCCATCTCCTCATTAATTGCCCAGATATGATCAATATCATACTCTTCATGAACGCACTTAATATTAGCGTTCACCTCTCCGGGATTTGTCCTTTCACGAGGAGCGTTGTTGTATAGTGTGCGATTCACGCCGTAGTATGACGCTGCCCCAGTCTCATTGAAGAAGAGGGCGAAAAATAGTCTAAGTAGCTTAATCATGATACCCCTCCTCCTTACAGAGTCTCGTCAAGGAGAACCTCAAGAACCTTCTCCTCTTCCATCCTTACGCCGCCAACAGAGTGACAGACGTAAATCTGGGTGCTCATCTTCTTGTCTCTCCTAGGTCCGATGTCAGCTTGCAAATCTACTGCTGTCGCTGAAATCATCCCGTCCTCTGCCCATGTGACCATCCGTCTTGCACCAGCGGCAAGAGTTCCAGCACCGGCCCCGACTGTTCCATCGGCCTTAGTGTAGGTGGTAGCTGCGGCAGTTACAGGCAGGCGAGTGGTAAGGATGAACTCAAAGCCCATGAATTCCTTGATATCGCCTTTTACAAGTGCCTTTACAGAGGCAAATTCACTTGATGTCGCCTGGGTCTCATTCAAGAGGTTCTGCTTGGCCTTCGGAGACCATGCCCAATACCTCTTGATATCCTCATCCACATCGTTCTCATCAAAGATGTACTGCGCGAGAGTCAGAGTGTAGACGTTGAAACGTGAACTACCAGTTACGCCGTCCTCATCAACTGTCACAAGTTTCTGAGTATTTGGAAGTGCCACATTGACAGTCCCACGGCGGCCAGTTCTGGCGTTGCCTAGGATGGCGGCGATAAAGACATCGTCCTTCTTCCTATTCATTGCCATAACAGCGGTCTGGACATATGCGTCGTCTGGACGAATGAGCAGACGGACACGATCAAGCTTGTCAATCATGTCACCCCAGTCAGCGTCCTGGAGGTCACAACCACGTCTAGAGTGAGGAGTATTCATGATAGGCGTGTCACCATGCCGCTCTATGATGTCCTCTGCCTCAGTGTCACCGATCCTTTCATAGAAATCCGTCTCAACGGACTGGGTCTCCTGACGAGACCTATTGAAAAGCTTGGTGTTCTTTTGCTGAGTTACTAGATAGATAGTGTCTTTGAAGCCCTCTACAAAGGCCTCGTCAATCTGGTCGGACCCTTTCTCATTCCGCAGAAAGTAAATGAATGACCAGAGCATGTGCAAAAGTGTGTGTAGGAATTTCACGACTTGCTCCTTTACAAGATGATACTAAATATATCAGTCACTTAGGCGGTGGAAGTATCCCAGTGGGGTTCTACCTAGCATTTACTTAAAAGGGCCGTATGTACGGGTGTCCAGTAAATACCTGATGGACCTCATAATATTCCAATTATTGTTGCCGTCTTGACATTTGTCAAGACTTTTCCGATAATGAGCGCACGGTACTTTTGCATAATACATCCTTTTTTGCGCGCCCCCTGAATAGGGGGCTTTTTAATTTTTAAGAATGTACCGCACTGTTTTGCCGTCCCATGGCCTTAACTTTCAGTGCCTGTAACTCCCTGTACCGCTTCATAGTTGCCCTGTTTCCGGGATTGCTTGAATGGAGATACTCAGGGGATTTCTGAAGCTCTGCAATCTCGTCCTTGATATCTTCCAGAGACATGGCACCCTTTTTCCGGGTCTCGTCGTCAAAGATGTCCTCTTTCAGAGAATTACCGATTTTGATAAACAGTCGAGTTAAATCCGGGTTGTTTAATACACCTGACTTTTTAAGACGTTCTGCCACTTCTGGGTCTGCAAATGTCTCTAAGGCCTGGTCTGCTACCTGGAGTGCTTGGTCGTATCCGGCACCATAGCCAAACTCCCTCTGTAAGGACTGTACACCCTCATCAAACTTAGCTTTAGCGTCTCTTCCGCTTGACGCCACCTGGTCCGCAACAGCGTTGTTGTAGAAATCCAGGAGTGTTTGCGCTTGCTTGGGAAGAATCCCTGCACTATGGGCAACCTCTTTAAACTTGTCAAAAAATGCTTTATTCTCTTCCAGCCCCTCTGGGACCTTATTTTCCAGACCGTAGTCAGTTACAGTGTCCGGGAGTCCCAGCCCTCTGTATATCTCTTGCCACTGGTCCTCGGTGGTGTTCTTTCCGGGTTTTGTGATTTTATCTGCACCTATGGATTTTACAGCGTGGGCATATCCTTTCATCAAGGCACCCATTCTGAACTCTTTCTTGTCCTTGTCGTAGTATTTCAGGATTGAGGGATCTCCGTGGTATGATGAATCCAGGTCGGCAGGATAACTGATCTCCCCCGCTTGTCCTCCACCATCACCGCCTGGACCTCCGTCACCCCCTCCGGCACTGCCACCATCAGAACTTCCACCAGCTCCACCGCCGCCGTCGCTTGGATTTGACGGATTGCCACTGCCATCAGACTCGGACGAATTGCCGCCAGATCCTCCAGAACCACCAGATCCTCCCATGAAAGAACCTTCCCCTTTCTGATTATAGCACAACATTGTCAAAATAAATCTAATGATTGAGTTCATCGTAGTTTTCCTCCGCTTTGTGTGTAGAAATTATTAAATCTAGTATCTGTCCAGGGTCTTTTAGACACATGTACAGAATATACTTGAACAATTCAGTCATCCCCTCATTCCTCTCAGTCTCCTTGTCAGTCTTGCCAAGTGTACTGGTCAGGAAATAGGACCGGCGCATGAGATCCGACATAATCATCATGCCGTCCTCAGTGTTGAAAAACCTCTGATAGGCCTTTGCAAGGTCAAGTTTTTGCTGATCCTCTTCAGTGACGATCTTCTTTTCCGCAGATTTTTTCTTCATTAGGTTCCTGTCTTGAGTTCGCCTTTATTGGCAGTTTTATTGACGACTTCCGCATTTGTGAGGGCGTCTTGCTGTTCTTGTGCTTTCCTATTTGCTTCCGCTCTCTCCTGGCGGATACGTTCCAGGTCATCTGTTGAATTAATCAACTTCTCAGGCACACTGTAGACATCTGCCATATACCTGGCATATTCGTCCACATTTACAATGTCCGCTACTTCAGGGCGGAACTCTACCACTGGAGCAATGGATGCCATCCATCTCTCAACATTCGCGCCCTCTACCTGTTTAATTGCCTTGGCAATCTGAGAAGTAAAAAACACCTGTAGCTGGGTTTTTTGAAGAATTGGCGGCATTTTGTCTGGCAACAGTTTCTTCCTGCGCATGATCCCCAACAGTCTCTTCACTAAGGGTGCTAGGAGTTCATCTGTCTGCCTTCCAACTATTGGGCCCAGGAGACGCAGTCTATCGTCATTCCTGGTGGAGACTTCAAGGGTGGTCATCCTGTCGCCTTCTTTCAATTGTAGTTGGTCAATGAACCAGTATTCTTTTAAGCGGCTCCTATTGTCTTGGATCATCTCCAGGCCTAGGCGCGGGTCCCCAGGAGCTGGCATGGCCTCAATCCTGTCCTTAGTTCCTGCCCTGTACGGATTGACCCCGCCGGGCTTTGCGTTCACTCTGCCCATGACACCGTCATCAGGGACTTGGTATCCAGGATCTGTGGATTTCTGGGCACTCCTGATAGTGGTCTTCCTCATAGAGTTCTGCATCCTAGTGTCTGCAAGTGCCTTCATTGCACAGGATCTGCCGTAGGTCTCCCTGGATGTCTTTTTCCACCTGGCAACAGCATATGGGAACTCATCAAAGCCACTGTCCTTAATTACCATCTTCCCCTCTTTGTAGATATGGTAAGAGGCGAATGGCTTATTAAAGGGGGTTATCTTCCGCATCTCTACTTCATGCCGTGGCAGGATGAGATGGACTACTTTTACCTTCTTGTCAGGATTTTTGGCGAGTTCTTTAGCGAACTTCCCAAATGCCTTTTCTCCAAACTTATCAAATGCCTGTAGGACGGTGTACTCAGTCTCGTATCCCACCGTGTCCGCAATCCCCTTGGCATTGTTTTTGATCCGCACTTCTGAAATAGGCTGGGAAGTAAACCTAATAACTATTTCGTCATCCTCTTCCATACGGAGTGGGGACGTTCCAAAACATCCCTGATCCAGATAAAAGTCGTGCATTTGCGCCTGGAAATTACTGTTATTCAGAATGAGATGCATTTTCTTAATCAGTCTTTGGAGGTATTCCCGAACTTCTGGGAGTTCATCGATCTCTGGATCGCCAGTATTAAGCCCAATAAAAGGACTGGAGGGACCAGTCTGCATAGTGTGAAAGGCAGTAGCAAAGAGTTCATTAAAATGCTCCGCAGAGCTGTCATAGAGTTGTGATTTCTCCTGCGCTTCAACGTCGATACCATAGACATCGTCCTTGCTCGGTAACGCATACGCGGAGGCATTGGCCCAAAGATCCTTCCATAAACTATGAAGCACCCCCATGTCATCGTATATCTTAATGAGCTTGCGCCCTATTATGACTGCTTTTGGTTGTCCAGACATCTTATACCCTCGAAAGGAAGAGGCCTGTCCGTCCTGGCCTGGCCGCCCTTGATTTTAGTTCTTCTCTACGTTTGGTAAAAGCTTCTTCCATTACTATTAGCTGGTCGTGCGTCACACCCTTTGCAAACTCGCCCTTAAACCCAGATGTCTTTTGGGCTATTGTCCTGCCATCCATCAGATATCGGACATCTGTCCTGGTTTTTCCTTCGGGGGCCTTTATCTGCTTGCTTCCACGGACATTCTCTACACTCTGTGCCCCACCCTGCTGCATAAATGCACTAACATCCTCTTTAGCATATCCAGATTTCTTAGTAACTGATTTTTGATTATACGTCTGATATCCAGCGGCCTTGCTATACACCCTATTGACTATGTTTCCGACTGCACTCAAAACTACCCCCTAACAGGCCAATTCATCCCAGGAACCATCCGCAAATATCTCCTCTTCCTCTTTCATACTACCCCGTCCAGGCCGATATGGAAAGCGACTTGGACGATC